TAAAAGGGACTGGTTGACGGCATAATGATCTGCATTAGCCGGTGATAACTGGACGCCTAAGTCCCATACATAATTGCTAGTTAAGGCATAGTAATTCATATGCCCTCCTCGTTGAATTGGTCAGCCAAGTCCGAACCTGATATGTTCTTGATCCATCCGTGGCCGCTCCAGGTGTTTGGTGCGATGCGGTGCTTCTCCAGGGCCACCCAGTTTTCTCCCCAGGATATCTCGAACTGAACGTGGCCTCGACTGAGGCCCCGCTTGATTGCTTGGATGACTTGGGACTTACTTGGTTTACGTCCATCAAAATAATGATCATAGATCATAGTGGTATCTCCTCGTTATCTAAAGTTCGATTAGCTAAGAGCCAAGCTTCAAGATCCTCGAAGGCCTTCAGCATTCCCTTCTTACTAGTTGGATAAAATACACCTGTCTTCTGTTCGATGACTCCTAACATGTTCTTCGGTGTGTACATCCTGTTAGCTTTTAACCCAGTCTTCAGGTAGAGCTTCATAGCTGAATGGATCACTGTCATGCGATACATCTCGATACTGTGTGGCGTTGTGAATGATTGAATTGTCATACTATATTCTCCTTAGATTAAAAGAGGGAGGCCGAAGCCTCCCAGTTGGCTTACTTGGTGCGCTCTACTCGAGCAATGAAGTCTTCCCAGGCTTCTGTGTAATGTTCATAGTAATGACCCCAGGTTGTGGACTCACTGTTACCTGGATCATAAGCCCATGTTACATATGGATGAAGCTCATGGTCACGTCGTGCTAACACGATGCCCTCGTTACCTGGGCCCTCGAAGAACGCTATCACTTGCGCGCCGTTGTGTAACATTGTATTTAATTGCATTGCTTTCATGTATATCTCCTTATAGGTTGATTATAATATCGCGGTCAGTTGCGATTCATTTAGGATACCAAAGTGATGATAATAGTCAAGTAAAACGTTACATTTAGGCCTGAAAAGCCCCAAAATAGGTAATATGGCCAGTTGGCCGACGCACCACCACCCGACCCCCCAAAAATTTTAAAAGGAATTATTTTTTATCTCTTACACTAAGCTTTGCTCAAATGACCAATATAAAACTCAAATATCAGAAAGTACCCCCTATGAAAAACAAAGGGATATCAAAAAAATATTTTGCAAAAAAAGCTGGGAGTTTAGTTAGTAAAGTTTTCACTCAAAAGAAAGAAAAGGGTAAAACGAATGAAAACTAAATTGCTTTAGGATCGAAGTTGTATAACTCGGAGTAGACGTTTTTAATACGAAGGAATTTTTCACCATGTAAATGGAAGTCATCGTCGCCTCGAACATAGAGAGCTAGGTGTACCATTTCGTGAAGCAAAGTTTGAAAGATAGTTGTGAAGTGCCCACATGCATTAGAACTGATTTGTATTTCCATTTCTTCTTCGTCAAAACAACCGTAGATATCTGGGTTCTTAATGACTTTGAATTTAACTTTAGAAGACTTAGGCATAGGGAGTTTATTGAAAGGTGCCATCTGGCACGCCATGTTGTATAGGATCTCTAAGTTCTTCTTAGTTAACGTAGTGTGAGTCATGATGTAAGACCAGGTATAGGCCAAACAGCAACCCACCAGAGCATAATAGCTGCAACACCGATTGTAAATAAGTCTTTCATAGAACTATTATACTAAAATATACTTGCAAAGACACTAAAATATCTATATATTACTTCCATTGCTGCAAAAAATAACCAAAGGTGTAATCAGCGACACATGATAGACGTAAATACCCAAGAAAATCAAGAAGATACCGTAGATTTTAACGCAATCCTCATGCCATACATAGAGGAAAACGTGCCTATACCCAAGAATTCTAAAGAAGCACTACCAGAAATGACGTCGGAGGACGAAGTTTTGCTACGTGCACAAACAATTAAAGAAATTAGTGATATAACAGGTGAACAAATTGCACCAGACGCAAAAGATATGCATGATGCAGAGAAACTTGCAAAAGACATGGTAGAAAACCCAGCTAAAAAGCAAGACTACAGCATATATCCTAATACAACCATAGCATTCTTAGCAGGTATGGTAGGTTCGATGAACCACATGATCGTAAAAGACCTAGCTGATTTAAAGTTATACGTGGTAAATAAATTAGTTGACATCGTTGAGAACTCAGACAATGCAAAAGAACAAATTACAGCACTAAGATCAATTGGTGAAGTAGATGGTGTTGATGCATTTAAGAAGAAGACAGAAATTACACATAAAATTGAGACGATGGAAGAAGTAGAAAAAGAACTTCTTGCGATGCTTAGTGAACTAAAACAAAAAGCGTTATTAAAAGCACCCGCTGAAACAATAGACGCAGAAGTTATAGAAGATGACAGAGACAAAACCGAAACTGACGAGTGAGGACATTGAAGAATTACAAAAACTTTTCCAAGTAGCAGATCCAAAGGACAAAGTTAAACTTCAAAGACTTCTTAAAACTTACAAGACTAAGGTTGTCGAGAAATCAGGTAAAGAAACATTTTTAGATTTTATACAACACGTGTATCCAGGATACATCATAGGAGAACATCATAGACGGCTTGCTAAAATATTTGAAGACATTGCGAACGGCGTTAAGAAAAGGGTTATTGTCAATATCGCACCCCGACATGGTAAGTCAGAACTTATATCTTACCTTGCCCCAGCGTGGTTTTTGGGTAAGTTCCCACACAAGAAAGTTATTATGGCATCTCATACAGCTGATCTTGCAGTTAATTTTGGTCGTCGTGTCCGTAACCTTGTGGGTGCAGATTCGTATAAAGACATTTTTCCACAAGTAGAGTTACAGGCGGATAGTAAGAGTGCAAGTAGATGGGGTACTAATTTCAACGGCGAGTACTTTGCTATCGGTGTTGGGGGTGCTTTGGCTGGTCGCGGCGCTGATTTGTTTATTATTGACGACCCTCACTCTGAACAGGACGCCAAGTTGGGCCGTTCGGATGTTTTTCTTCCGGCTTGGGAGTGGTTTCAGTCTGGTCCTATTCAGCGTCTTATGCCTGGTGGAGCGATCATTGTAGTAATGACGCGGTGGTCTAAGCTTGACTTGACTGGTCAGATTGTGAACCAGATGATTAAGCAAGAAGGTGTAGACGAGTGGGAGGTTGTAGAATTCCCTGCCATACTAGGTGAAGGGACAGAGTCAGAAAGAAGTCTTTGGCCTGAGTTTTGGCCATTAGAAGAATTACAGGCAAAAAAAGCTGCGTTAGATATTCGGTACTGGAATGCTCAATACTTGCAAAACCCTGTGTCAGAAGAGGGTGCCTTAATTAAAAGAGAGTGGTGGAAGATATGGCAAAAAGAAGATCCACCTGATTGTGAATTTACTATTATGTCATTAGACGCGGCTCAAGAAACTAATAACCGTGCTGACTATAATTCTCTTACAACATGGGGCGTATTTTTTAACGAAGAAACCAATAACTATAATATAATACTACTAAATGCTATTAAGCAACGATTAGAGTTTCCTGAGCTTAAAGAACTTGTTTTAGCTGAGTATAAAGAATGGGAACCTGATGCATTCATAGTAGAAAAGAAATCTAACGGTGCAGCCCTCTATCAAGAAATGAGAAGAATGGGTGTTCCGCTAGGAGAATTTACGCCGGGTAAAGGACAAGATAAAATATCTAGAGTTAACTCCGTGGCAGATCTCTTTAGATCTGGTATAGTATGGGCTCCCGATAGACGATGGGCACAAGAAGTAATCGAAGAATGTAATGACTTCCCAAGTGGAGCTAATGATGACCAAGTTGACTCAACAACCATGGCACTTATGAGATTTAGGCAAGGCGGGTTTATTAGACTACCTAGTGATGAACCTGAAGATATACCAGGATTTAAAAGTTCTAAAAATAGACTATACGCAATATAAAGGATAAATTATGGCAGACAATATAGACAAAGGGTTATACCAAACCCCATTAGGATTAGATAAAGAACCTACCATGGCAGATGCGGCGCTATCTATTGAGATTGAGAACCCTGACAGTGTAACACTTGATGATGGAAGTATGGAAATTACTATTGAACCAGGTAAAGAAACAAATGATACTGAGTTCAATGCTAACTTAGCAGAAGAGCTTAATGAAGGGGAACTAACTCAGTTAATAGGAGACCTTATTGGCGAGTACGATTCTGATGTAGCTTCAAGAAAAGATTGGTTAACAACTTATGTTGATGGTCTAGAACTATTAGGTCTTAAAGTAGAAGATAGAACAGAGCCATGGCCAGGTGCATGTAATGTATATCACCCACTTATGACAGAAGCACTTGTGAAGTTCCAAGCAGAAACTATGATGGAAACATTTCCTGCTGCAGGCCCAGTCAAAACACAAATTATTGGTAAACAAACAAAAGATAAAGAAGAATCAGCTGAACGTGTTAAAGATGACATGAATTATCAGTTGACTGACATGATGCCTGAGTATCGCCCAGAGCACGAAAGAATGTTATGGGGACTTGGACTTGCAGGTAATGCGTTTAAAAAAGTTTATTATGATCCTAGCTTTGAACGCCAAGTTTCAATGTATGTCCCTGCTGAAGATATTGTAGTTCCCTATGGTGCATCAAGTTTAGAAACAGCAGAACGTGTGACTCATGTGATGCGTAAAACACCAAACGAAATTCGTAAGTTACAAGTTGCAGGATTTTACCGTGATGTAGATTTAGGTGAACCGTTCTTAGACATTGATGAAGCTGAGAAAAAGATTGCAGAAAAATTAGGGTTCAATCCGTCAGAAGATGATAGATTTAAAATCCTTGAGATGCATGTTAATTTAGATTTAGAAAATGGTGATAGTGAAGATGGTATTGCATTACCTTATATTGTAACTATTGAAAAAGGTACAGGCACAGTTCTAGCAATTAGACGTAACTGGAATCCAGACGATAAAAAGAAATTAAAACGTAACCACTTTGTTCACTACGGTTATATACCAGGATTCGGATTCTACTGCTTTGGTTTAATCCACTTGATTGGAGCGTTTGCTAAGTCGGGCACAATGATTTTAAGA